TCCTCGTACAGTTCTACCGTTTGTAGGTTTATATAAAAACTTTTCAAGTGTATAACTGTTATCTATATTATCTTTTTCTGGGCTAGTTACTTTAACATCTTTAGGTAACATACCAAGTTTATCTAGGCGCAGTAACATTAATTCATGGCTACTATACCCCGGTAGATCATTTGCTATCTTAGCATAGTAAACAGGAAATGCCGACCCGGGCACATTATTGATATAATCAAAAGCCTGTTTTGCTGCTCCTAGATCTTCTCCATCCCAGTACTCTTCGCTATTTAACATCTGTACAGGATTTTTATTTACCTTACGTAAAGTATTTAACAAAGCATTTTCCCTCCCAGTTTTATTAGATCTTGGTACAGACCGTTTATAAAAGATAGTCTCTTTATATCCAACGTTAGATCCATCTGCTTTCTTTGCATTAGTTATAAGTTTAACTTTTGCTATTGCGGTAGCAGCTGCATCTTCTGCACTACTTGACCCGGGTAATGCTTTAAGAAATTCATTACGAAAATATTGTTTAGCACTTAACTGTACATCCTTTAAGTCATCAACGTGCATTGTTTTAGATTTACCTTCATTTCCAAACATACCTCTAATATCAGCATCAACTAAGCCTTCGTAATCTCTTACAGTATCTTTGTGAGTTTGTAATCCGTTAACTTTGTTAGCTTCGTCAAGAGCTTGTTTACGTATGGACCCAGTGTTAAACTCTCCTAATCTTATTGATAGGTTATTTATAACATCAAGAGGATTTCGTTGTAGATCTTCCATAAACTTAATAAAAGTTTCTTGGTCGTCCTTTTCTTCCCATACTAAATGTTTACGTAATTTATCTAAACGTTTATCTCCTATAGGTATATTATGTTTTGCACTGGCTGCAAGTAAAGCTGCGTTTCTATCAGCTTTTGATGGCATAGAATCAGGATTTTTAGTAACTAAATTTAGCTTTTCTATTTCTGCATCAACAGTTTCAGCTATTGCATTTGCTTCTTCAGCTTCTCTATCAAGTAACAATTGCCTACCAGCTTTTAATTTAAGACCTCTAAGCTGTGCTACAAATGCTTTACTATTAGCATTAAGATCAGCTAGTTTCATTTTTTTATTGGTAGATCTATGAGTCATTACTGACTTTTCTATTGCTAGCAGATCCTCTCTTGAAATCATACGTTTTTCTACAAGATATTCTAGATCAGTATATAACTTACGAAATACACGTGGATTATCTTTTACACCAGTTTCACCTTCGTATGTCTGTATGTAATCTGAAATAGTTTCTGCGGCTGGTATATCTTTATCCGCAAAACCGGCAGCTAAAGAACTACGTCTTTTAAAATCACCATCTTTTGTAACTTCGTCTAGCTTTTTAGTTAAGTATGTATTATAAACAGAATCATCATACTGTCTCATCTCCTTTATCATACTTACACGTCTTGTAAATCCGATAAAGTTAGGCGAGTTTCTATCGTACACACCAGCTGATAACATAAATGATTTAGCTAAATTAACTCTTAGTGTGTCAGCTTCAGCTATTCTATCATTATTTATAAGCTGCTCAATACTCATAGGTTTATCTCCGGGCTGTCCACCGTATAGATTAGCTGGAAATTGTTTAGTATATCTAAGAGCACTATATCCTTTAAACTGATTTATAACGGACTGCCTGCTTAGTTGAGTTTGTTCTTTAAGATTAGGAGCTGTAGTTACATTAAGTGTATTAATAGCGTTTTTTGTAGCGTCTACTGTGTTAGAGTTATCAACTGTTTGTAGTGCATTATAGTTAAACTTAGCTTCTTCTTGTTTAATCTTTATGTTTTGCTTTTTTTCATTTTTAACTTTTGTTTCATCAGTCGCTTTACCACCTGACGGTCCTTCTTCTGGTGTACCGCTTTCTGGCACTGGATCTTCTTGAGTGTCTTTTTCCGGTTTATACCCGTTGTCTACATCTTTAGCATCATTCCATTTATCTATAGCAGCTTTAGCAGTAGCAGCTTCTTTAAATAGACTACCAAACTTTTGAAAGTTAGAAGATCGTTGATTAGCCATATCAATAGCTTGCTGCCCATACATCTGAAACATTGCAGCATTACTGTTAGTAAGCTTGTCGATGTCCCGACCCATAGAGTCAGAAGCACCGAAGCCTACACCAAGATAATTAGTATCTGAAATATTAAACAGTGGGTTATTAGGTAATGTAGCCATTAAGCAGCCTCCAACTCAACATCAATTTTATCATAGTAAACACCGAGTAGTCCGTTGTCTAAAATACCAACAGCCATCGGATTTACTTTGACAACTTCCTGAGCTATAACTCCTCGATATCTTTCATCAGGAGATTCTCCTCGATAATTCCATTCGTAAATACCATAACCTTGAGGTGATGTACCTACACGATCTATATTATCTTTTACTCGAGCATCACTTGTCATTAAACCAGCGATACCAGTCGCTACGTTAAGACCAAAACTAATAGAGTTCATCATCTGACCAGCTGCGTCTCTACCGGGGTCCATAGTTGGCATACCAAATTGTGGATCTCCACCAAGAGCTTGATTCTGTTTATCTATCATAGCTTGTTGTCTTCTTTCTCTACCTGTTTCAGCTGTAGCTTCTCCTACAGTAGCAAGTGCATATTCTTGACGATCTACAGCAGCTATCTTGTTTAGATAATCAGCCATTTTATTCTTGCCAAATCTATTAGATCTGCCACCTTCGTCTACACTTTTGCTAATGTAATATTTTTTAGCAGCTTCTTGTTTAGCTAATAAACCTGTACCTTGCTGCTGTAAGGCGAACATATCAAAGTCACTACGGGTACGTGATGCACCTATACCTTTGATTGTTGTTACGTTTTGTTTATAGTCTGTTTCTCTGTTCCATTGTTTAATGGAGTCTGCATAGTATTTGTTTATCCGCTCGTTATTTTTCTGGCGAGCAGCTTCACGTCTACCAGCATTAGGATCTGGAGCACACACGGCAAAATTCTATAAAATGTAAATTATTTGGTCCATGTTTAAACTTACGTAAAAACTTAAAACCTAAAAACTTTAGTAGTTTTAAATGCACTGTATTTCTACAGTCTACAATGTTCCACAAGAGAGGTTCATCACGGCTATCGACATACCGTTTGGCTTCTCTTGCAAATGTAATTGGGTAACGATGAATAGCTGGAGTACATAACATCCAGATTGCACCGTCTTCCCCGACTCCTGCTAGTCCGGCGGTCTCGCCGTCTGGTACTGTGAAATACACAGCAGAGCCCCCCTGAGCTACTTTGGTCAGGAGTATGGATGGATCTAACCCATGCCCTTCTGTCACCTCTCTGAGGTCATCTGAACGTAGGTTAGAGGCCACCTCTTTGGCAGCCTCTTTTGTTATTGGGTGTATGTAATTAGGCACGTCTATAGTATCTAGGTGAATAGTAACCTTCCCATGTCATAGCTCGTAGAGTAGAAGGAGCGGGATGGCTAGATTTAAGTGTAATATCTACGTTTGTATTCTGTTCGTATACAGGTACGGTTTGTATAAACTCTTCCAAATATGGTGCATCAGATACATCATACTCATCTAAAAGTGTAGATTCATATACTTCTGTATAGTCTGACTTGCCCACACGTTCAAGTGTGGTTTCATATAGACCTATCTTACCAAAGTGAAACTTGACTCTATGTACTACAAGTGAGGAGTTAACATCAGATAAAAAGCGTTGACCTTCTGTTCTAGTGTAGTATAGTCTTGGAAACTTAACACTGTATTCATATATGTAACCTATAGTTAGTGTTACACCAGACCAGTTTCCCGGTACTGTAAAGCTGTTACTACTGGTCAGGGTTGGCTTTGCATATCTACCCACACGTGTAGAAGCAGTGTTTGTATCTACAACAACTAAATCATAGTTAGGTGTAGTTACACTAGGCAACCAGCTGACACTACTAAATGTAGTAAGATTTGTAGTTGCGTTAAAACTACCACCACTGATAGTTGTATGATTATCTACATGAAGTAAAAATTGTACATTATCTTGTGTGATACTAGGGTCAGTTTCTTGCTGCACTAGACGCATACTTTGTAAAAAGTAGTCAGAGTCTAAAAAGAAATACTCATCATTAATAATAAAATGATAGGTTAGTGGATTGTTAAACTTCCACTTAAACCATGCAGATTGTTGACGTTTATCTCCTACATTAAGATATCTAAATCCTATTACAGTATCAGATCCAGTTTTACCTATAGCAACTATCTGATTTTCTCTGGAGTTAGTTAATAAATCTACATCTTTTGATATTGTAGTAGGTATAACCTTGCTCTGTTCTACAACATTAGGCTCTCCTTCTCGTGCAATATTAGCCATTTCATTAAATCGGCTAAATTTACCTGAGTTATCTAAGTAAGCTATTGTAACACCTAGTGATATTGGTGCTACAGTTTTATTATAATTAAATGTAGATATACTACGTAGCTTTGCAGTATCAGGGTTTAGTACTGTGTCATCAGATGATAACAAAAACTGTTGGTTTGTACTAAATACTACCAAACCTGTGTTGATATCTATACCATCAAACAGTTCAGATGGGAATGTAGAGGAGCATGCTATATCTATAGGGTCATTTGCACTAACAACTAGGGCTGTTTCTGACCAAAAATTAGGTGTACCAACTGTCCCCGGTCTACACAATACCACGTTTTCGCCTGCTAAAAAGGCTAATCTGTTACGGAAAAACAATACTTTATTAATACGTTTACCTACAAATGATGGTATTGGGTTAGTTGTATCATCACCTACTGCTCTATCAGCATATGTAAACTGCTTTACAGTAAATGTAGTTGTAGCTGTACGTTGTATAACAATAGGCATGTTAGTAAAACTTGTTACTATACCCGGTTTGGCACATTCTGTCCAAGATCCTGTACCGTCTCTATTATTTTCTCCTTCAAATTTTAGGTAATAATCATCTTCATCTGACATACGAGCATTAGATATTTTAACTATATACCCATGTTTACACTGTTTAGGTAGTAAAGTTACATCGTTTACACTTGAGCCCATGTTACGCATGAGGTCATCTTCTACAATTTCTATGTTAAATGCACTAGATTTTGTAAGATATAAGCCATTACCTATAACTGTAGCTGTAATACCTGTACCACTAAACTCAGCTTGTAATCCACCAAGTATAGTGTCAACTGTTACAGCTGTATCAGAATCAAATGGTGTAGGTGCAGGGCGTATAGCTTTGATGTTAGCTTTGACAGCTATAGCTTCGTGATCTGTAACTTCGATTGTATATGTAGCTGGTGACTCTCCTTTGCTAGATGCTCCGCCACTAATCGACCCAGTTACGGTACGACCCTTTGCTTGGTCCATAGTTACAGTTACCTGATCTCCTGTAACCCAACCTTCACCACCATGAAGTAAGGTTATTTGTCTACTGTAGGAGCATGCAAAGTCCTCTACATCGTTACCACTTTGTATCTGACCCTGTTGACCTAGAGTGTTAAGTTTAAATATTAAGTTTTTCTTAGAGCCACTGTTTACACTAAAAGTTTGTACTCCAATACCACGACACTGACCTGTACCTGTTGTTTCATCAAGTGTATCACTTATAATTTTGACACGTGTAGCTCTATTTATAGTAGAAGTTGTGCTATTATCGTAGGCGTTCAGTGCGTACTGTCTACCATTTTCTGTTCTAGTTAGTTCTATAAATGCAAAGTGTGCGTCAGGATAGGCTTGTGAGCTACCTGTAGTACCTACCAGCGTGTTAGCATTAGAACTGTCACGACTACTAATAAAGGTAGTGTCGTTGATAGTAAGGAATTGTAAGTTTTCTGGTTCACTTGTCGCAAGATAATTTTGTATTGCAGTTTGTCCACCTGTGCCGTAAGCTGTAGTCATAAGTGTACCGTCACTACAACGCCACACTCTGACTTGTCCATCAGCTGCTACCTGTCCTATGTAAGATCCTTCGTCTTCATCTCTATGGTAGTGAAACCACGAACCACCTGACTGCACTGAGGATAAGGGACTGCTGCCTATTCTTTTACTACCCGGTCTCTTGTATAAACCACGTGTCACATCTGGTATAGCGTTGACAACATCTTTTACTTGTCCGGGAAATTTTAATTGATCGGGCTGTTCCGATATACCTCCCACATAATTAGGGATGGTTTGTGTAATACTAGCCATTAGCGTCTAAGATTTGTCCAAGGTTGATAAGTTTGATATGCAGTATTTTCTGGGAATCCAAACATACTATGATTACCTTGATTACATTCGTACTCCATAATAGCAGCTCGTGCTAGAGACTCTTGTTGTGTAATTAATTTAACTAAGTTAGGATTTGCAACTAGCTGTGTAGCTGCCTGTCTGGATGCTCTGTATGTAATGTATCTTTTAAATACAGTAGGTAGATCTTCGTAGTTATACATCTTAACTACATCTAAGTCGATGCTGTCTATTGTAGAAAAGTCATCTGTGTGATCTATCTTATCGTATAAGTAACCACCTCGTTTGACAACATTGTATTCTCTACGTGCCCAACCTTTAGAAACGTCGAGCTGTAACACATCGTTAGCTATGGCTATCTTGCCTGTAACTGAGTCAGGTGTAAATGTTACGTGTAGTTCTGTGTTGAAATGCCAACCTTCTGCTTGTGTATCTACGTTAGCATCACGAAGTAAGTTATAAATAAATGCTATCTCTGGGTTATCATAAACCAAAGATGTTACTGGTGCTTGACCTATAGCTCCCAGTATAGAGTTCACTGCGGATAGTTCGGTATCGAGGTCAATAGTTGTGGAAGCCATAATAAAAAAAAGGGGAGCCGAAGCTCCCGTATAAAAAATAAAAATTAACCAAATGCTGTTGGTGCAGTTCCTGTTCCAGCGAACAGTTCTACAGCAGCAGCTGGGTTTAAGAAGTCTGCTCCCATAGCTAGGCGACCTAAGATTACGTCACCTTGGTATACAACTGAAATGTCTCCAGATGTTACCTGTACTTGTGGGCCGATTGCTTCTACAACACCGGCAGCTTCTTTCTGGAAGATAAGTCCACATGAGTTGTTGAACTTAGCTTCTTGTCCGTAGTCGTTTACGGTAACGTTATGATCGTCACCCATTGCTTCGCCTACGAATGAGCCTGAGTTTCCGGGATCTGTTACACCGGGACTTGTTGCAGATGCAGCTCCGTACTTAGTACCAAACTTACCAAAGAAAGGAATGTTCATTGACTTGAAGATCTTGATGCCTGCAATTTCAATGATGCCATTACCTGTCTGTAATGCTGTACCTGTCTCGTCTCTGTTGATAAGACCGTTAGAACCTGTCTCTTGGATAAGTTCGTAGTACTGTCTTGGGTTAAGTACACCTACTCTGCCTTCAGTAGAAACACCTTTCTCGTCGAGTGCAGCAGCT